CTCTAACCGACGGGCTGGGCTACACTCTTCCGGCGGCTATCGAACCATACACCCCGATAAAGGCGGTGGCTTCTATAAGGCTCGGCCCATATATGACTGGGAGGACGGCGACGTGTGGAAAGCGGTGCAAGAGTTCCAATGGGACTATAACACAGCCTACGACGTCATGTTCAGGCACGGGATGGCGGCGTCGAAGATGCGTATAGCTCCGCCGACTATGAACAGGCACGGTATAGACTCGCTGAACATGGCCCGGAAGGCGTGGCCTAGATGGTTTAACCGGGTCGCCGACAGGCTTAACGGTGTACGCACTGCCGCGCAGTTTGGAAAGCGAGCCGTGCAACCATATCGAAAGCAGGGCGAGACTTGGGAAGAGTGTTTCTATCGCACCTGTGTAGATGAGGCCCCTGATTGGATAGCGAAAAGGGCCAAGCACGCTATAGATAAGATCCTAGCTAGGCACTCACGGCACGCCACGACACCGTTCCCGCAGATAACGAAGTGTCTCGTATGTGATCGTGGGCTCGCGTCATGGAAAAAGGTCGCGCACGATCTATACGACGGAGACCCGTGGGGTGTGAAGCTCGGGCCGCAGACGTTCCCGGCTAGGCACCCAGACCCTGCACTGCGGCACGCCATAGATAGCGAATACTTTAGACCGGGTTCAGGCACTTGGGGCGGGTCGCCGGGATGGTAAGGTACTGTATAACGCACGTGCGTATACCTGAGAGGGTGGCAACAATCACAGCCATGCGCCGGGCTCTGTCCGGGCACGACGTTGATGTCGTCGTAGACCACAACAGAGAAGGAAGCTGGTCCAGTTGTCGGATCGCCTCGCTCCGAGCCCTGACCCTATCAAAGGCTGATTATATAGTCTGGCTAGATGACGACCTGCGCCTGTGTCGTGATTTCCACAAGGGCGTCCTCAAGATGATAGAGATGAGGCCCCGCACTATCACATGCTTATACATAAACGCAAAACGTGCCGGGCAGTTCTGGGAGGAGAACGGGAGCGGATGGATTCAGTGTGGCGACATGTGGGGCTGTGCGAATATATGGCCCCGGCACCTTCTCGCCGACTTTATCAGGTGGGAGTCTCGACACATAAATCAAGCCGTAGCGACAACGTCGAAAGACGTGCGCGTCGCATATTGGATGAAACACAGGGGCATGGATTTACACTTCCCTATCCCGTCACTCGTTCAACACGAGGGCTGGTTCAGCACACACCACGGGCGCAACGTCGGCAACCAACGCGCCACGGTGTTTGTTGACGATGTCGCCGACTCGCCTCTGGACCTAGACTATCCGATGGATGTGTCGTGCCGCCATGTTACCACTCAACTAAGAAGGTTCCCCGGATGGCTCCTCTAATCAAACACCTGAATTTTTCGCATGTGTTCACGCCCGAAGTCAGGCGAGCCGCTATGGGCGCACCATCAAAGCATTTGGTATCAAAGGGTCGAGGGCCGGGTAGCTTGGAGGACGAGGACACGGCAGGGCTCGACTACAACATCGCGACCGGTGACAGTATGCCGCAGGAAGTTATCGACGCCGTAGACGAGGCCGTCGATTGGATAAGTCGGCGCGTCAACAACGTAAGACTCGACGACGACCCGAGAGCACGGATTAACGTCAACACGCTCGGCGTCGGGCAACGATACGAGAAACACGTCGACGGCAACCCTATGACCCTGCTCGTCTTTCTAAACAATGATTTCAAGGGTGGCACGCTTATGGTTGACGGCGTCGCATATCCCGCTATGCCGGGGCACGCGGTCCTCTTCGAGGGGTGGTGTATCCCGCACGAGGTGACAGAGGTCACGCAGGGCACGAGGGCAACCATGCCGATAAACCTCTACCCGGTAGGGTGGGAGATAGAAGGCTATGGGGGCAGAGACGCGGAAGCCAGCACGCACCTCTACGGTAACAAAACAACGCCGAACTAATCGGCCCACTCTAACAAGGAACGAAGGAAATGCCGCGCACCAAAGGGAAGGCAGAAGTCGAGCGCAACGCACAGGCACTCGAACGGCTGAAGGTCGAGTACATCGACCATGAAACCCTATCGCCTAATGCCTACAACCCGAACCGACAGAACGAGCACGACTTCGAGCTACTCATGCGTTCTATGAGCGAGGACGGGTTCACTCAGCCGATCATAGTCCGCAAATCAGACATGATGATCGTCGACGGTGAGCACAGGTGGAGGGCGGCGCGTGAACTTGGATACGAACAGGTGCCGGTTGTGTTCGTTGACTTTACCGACGAGCAGATGCGGATCTCAACGCTACGCCATAACCGGGCGCGTGGCTCTGAGGATCTCGAACTGTCGGCGGAAGTTCTGCGCGACCTCGAAAAGTTGGGCGCGTTGGATTGGGCGCAGGAGTCCCTTATGATGGACGACACCGAGATACAGGTGTTGCTCGAAGACATATCCGCACCCGAAGCTCTGGCGGGTGAGGTCTACAGCGACGGGTGGGACCCATCAAGCGGTATCGAGACAGAGGTCGGCACTGGTATCGAACGACGGACCACTGAGACCAAAGACATCTCTATGACGCAGGAGGCGTCGGACAGGCAACGCGCCATCGAACAGAAGATCGCTACCGCGAAGAGCGAGGACGAGAAGCAGATGGCACGGCGCGAACTAGACACGCACCGCATCGTCGCCGTGTTCAGTGGCGAGCAAGCGCAGACAGTCAAGGCCGCGCTAGGCAAGCAACAGGCGCAACGTATCCTTCATCTGTGCGAGAAAGCAGTCGCGGAGGGTGACCTGCCGGATGCCTAGTAGTGGCTGGTGGCTTATGCCGAACCAGTACAAGGCCAGAGTTGTAAGAGTTCGAGATGACAACTCGGTTGACCTTATGATCAGCTTGGGCTTCGGCTCCTACAGATTGTCAAAGCTGGAGGTCTTCGGCTTTAACAGAAAGAAAGGCTTCAACGGGGTCAATCACCTCTCCGAAGCTATGAAAACATTGCGAAATCATAAGGATGTTTATGTCGTGGTACACGAGGCCCTGACGCTTGGCCTCTATCCGGTTGATCTGTGTTTCTTTGACGAGCCGACAGATACCGAGATCGTGTTGACTGCTTGGCTCGTCGGACAAGGGCGGACAGAATGACGGCACACTACGGAGAGGATAGGCATTGGGTAGCTATACGACGGTGCCCCGGTTGCGGCTCGGATCATCCAGAGTTTGAGTTCAAGCTAGAAGCGGATAACATTTATCGAGGTCGTTGCTTCCGGGGTCGCATCACGTTGGAGTACGACCGAGAGAGCGACGCAGTCATGGCAGTAGAACATCCTAATATTACTACCTGAAGAAAAACCGAATGGCGACACCTCTTGACCCAACCATCAAACCGTGGGAACAGCAACCCAAAGAGTCCGATGAGGCTTATGGTGCGTTCATACGTTACCGTAGCATCCCGAGGGGGGAGAGGTCGCACGCAAAGGTTGGGCAAGAGTTAGGCAAGGCGACCAACCTCATCTCAAGGTGGTCATCTAAATGGCATTGGGTTACCCGCATCATGGCGTGGGATCGTGCCGAAGATGCTCGAAGGGTCGAGGAGCATTGGGAAGAGATAGAAAAAATGTCAAAGCGTCACGCCGCACAGGCGCAAATGATGGGGAGCGTGCTCATGGCACCGGCGACCGCCATCCTGACCTTGATGAGAGAACGGCCTAATCTGTTCTTCGAGTATTTCAGCACGACCGATGAGAACGGGAACTCGCTCATAGACTTCGACCGTATGGATCGGGTCGTGAGCATGGCCCAACAAGCGGCCCGTATTATGCCCGATGTCATGGGCATGGAACGACTGGCTCGCGGAGAGCCGACCGAGATAGTAGAAGAGCGAGCAGACCCACGGTTCGCTAATCAGCAATTCATGGGCGACCCCAATAAGCGCATGAAGGCGCAGGAGCTTTTTGCCGCTTTGTCAGGTCTTGATATGCCACGGTTACCGCCAGCCATAATGGGAGTTGATGACAGCGACGACTAAGGGGCCGCCGCTCACGCTTGAGGACTACGCGCCGGGCAGTAGGTCGATGGCGCGAGCACTCCCGGCAGGGTTCGCTCTGTACGCAAGCCACGGCAAGTGGGAACTGGCGCGTCATCTGCTCATCATTCAGGCGTACCTGATGGCTATGCTAGATGACGTGTTCGACAACCTCATCATAAGTATGCCGCCGCGTCACGGTAAAAGCATGTTCATCAGCCAATACTTCCCGGCTTGGTACTTGGGCACGAACCCCAACAATGAACTGATACTGACCTCATACGAGGCAGGACTCGCCGGTATGTTCGGGGGCCGGGTGCGGGATCTCATGGTCGAGTTTGGCCCGGAGTTGTGGGGGCTTACCGTGCGGTCGGACAAGAGAGCCGCGGGTGATTGGTTGCTGTCGGGCCGGGACGCTATGGGTGTCCCGGTAGTGGGCGGCATGAGAGCGGCGGGGGTTGGGTCGGGTGTCACCGGGCGCGGTGGCAACCTCATCATAATAGACGACCCGTTCAAGGACGCACAGCAAGCTAACAGCGAGACCTATCGGGCGAGCGTCTGGAATTGGTACATGTCCACATTGTTCACTCGTCGCGAGCCGGGGGCCAAGCAGATATGCGTGATGACCCGGTGGCACGAGGACGACTTGGTCGGGCGGTTCATCGAACGAAGCGGGGAACAGGAGGGCGTATCATGGGTTGAGTTGGCTCTCCCTGCTATAGCTGAACCCGGAGACGTCGAGACCGACCCGCTAGGCCGTGAAGTAGGCGATCCCCTCTGGCCGGACAGGTGGACGACCGACGAGCTAGAGAAGATACGCGACAGCATGACGCCGTACTGGTGGGGTGCACTGTATCAACAGCGACCGGCACCGGCAGAGGGTAACATCTTCAAGCGGAATTGGTGGAAGTTCTGGGTCCCGAGCGGCACGAAGCCCGAGAGCTATCCACCTGTCAGGCTACACGGAACAGATAACGCATCCGAGGTTGTCGAGCTTCCGCCGCTAGAACGCAGGGCGCAGTCGTGGGACCTAGCGTTCAAGAAAGGCGAGGGAACATCTTACGTCGTCGGGCAGTTGTGGGGGCGGTCTGGCGTCAACGGATACCTACTAGACCAAGACCGCGCACGCCGTGACTTCCCCGAGACACTACAAGCGATACGTGACCTGTCCACTAGGTACCCAGACGTCGAGACCAAATGGATCGAAGACGCCGCTAACGCCGCCGCAACCATCGCCGTCTTAGGCTCGGAACTGCCCGGCATAGTGCCCGTCCGGGTTGAAGGTTCCAAGCAGGACCGGGCGCTCGCTGTTTCATCTTTGCCGGAAGCAGGTAATATATACCTACCCCATCCCGCAGTCTGTCCTTGGGTGGTAGACTTTATAGAAGAGATCAGCGCGTTCCCCAACGCGAAGAACGACGATCAGGTGGACTGCATGACTCAAGCACTACGGAAACTCTTTTCCCCGGACGAAAGGCCGACAATGTTATGGGGTAGACGATACAGGAGATAACGAAACATGTCAGGAATGATGAGAGCCCTCGGTGACTTGGTTCACCGCTCAGGTCTGGCCGCCAAGCTCGGCGAGACGTTCGGGAAGGATCGCGACCTATACCACTCGTTCGGTTACCGTCGAGATCCAAAGTTCGACGATTACCTTTCCTACTACCTACGCGGTGGCATAGCGGCCAACGTGGTCGAGGTGTTGCCCAAGGCGACATGGCGACACGCTCCGAGCATCAGGTCAGAGTCGACCGAGTTCGTGGACGCGGTCAACGAACTTGATGACCGGTTGAGTCTGTTCTCGTACATGCGGCGGGTCGACGAGATCAGCGGCATCGGTCAGTTCGGGGTCATCGTGCTAGGTACACGTGACAGCAACATCCTAGCCGCACCCGAAGGACTGAACGGTCCCGATGACTTGCTCTACTTGTCCATCTACCATCAGGGCTCTGTTGAGATAGAGACGTGGGTCAGTGACCCAACCAATCGACGCTATGGCTTGCCGGAAAGTTACGAGATCGACATGAACGGCACGACGCTCGCGAACACTGATAACAGGATGTCAGAGACGGCGGTCCTGCCGTGGGAGCGAATCATCCACGTCGCGGAAAACTGCATAGAGGATGACGTCTATGGTCAGCCCCGACTCGCTCGCTGTCTCAACAACCTCGACGATATGGTCAAGGTACTCGGTGCCTCTGCTGAGTTGTATTGGCAGAACGTCGGCGGAGTGTGGCACGCTGACATAGATCCCGACGTTCAGATAAGCGCGGCAGACATGGAATCGTTTGAGGACGACATCCTCGCCGCACGGCAGGGGTTGAACCGGATACTGCAAACGAGGGGCGTCGACCTCAAGTCAATCGCAGGACCACCGACCGACCCGCGTGGTATCTACGAGCCGCTGAGGCAAATCATCAGCGCATCCGCCGGAGTCCCCGAGCGTGTGCTGTTCGGTTCAGAACGTGGACAGCTTGCAGGGGGTCAGGACCAGAAGGAATGGCAAGCACGGATCGCCGCCCGTCAGGAGCAACATGCCGAGCCGCACATCTTACGTGCGACACTGGACCGGCTGATAGCTGTGGGCGTGTTGCCGGAGGAGCAGTACACGGTCGAGTGGCCGCCGCTTGATTCACCCTCGACGGAGGACAAGGCCGAAGTCGCGGCCAAGTTCGCGGCGGCGATACATAAGTTGGCACCAGAAGGTGCGCCCGACCTCATCATGCCACCCTACGAGGTGCGCGAGGTCATTCTCGGTCTGGACCCTGTACCGCCCCCGATACCCGAGGGCTTTGAGTTCGCCGACCTAGATATACCGGAAGAGGAAGACGTGGCCCCGCAGGGAGATGAAGACTAGATGCCGCTGTATACGATGAAGTGCTCGGACTGTGACATGAAGATGGAGGTATTGGTCAACTACAGATACAAGGGCGAACTATGCCCGAGTGGTGACTGCTCTGGCAGACTTGAGCGCATCGGCATAGAGATGCAGAAGCGTCCCCATGTTCAAGGCGGAACATCAAACGCCAGATATAAGAACTGACGGCGTCATGTTTACTCTTAGAGTCAAGGGCTATGAAATGGCACACGAGGACCTACGCCGACCCCAGCACGGGCGCGGTTGTGTCGAGGTACATCTCGCTAGACGGCGAGAACTGGATGACGGCATACACCACGGAGGACGTTGATGCTCGCGAGCAAGCAAGGCGCTCGGTCGTCTGGGATCGGTCACGGTCTAAGGTTTCAGAGCCGGGCGACGATCCGGGGACTGACTGACCCGAGCAGGACGGGCGGCATATCGCGGCAGTATGGCGCAGACCTCAAAAGAAGATGGAAAAAGATAAGCGCCATAATCTGGGAGACTGTGGTCGTCAACGATGCGCTACGATTAGGGAACCGGTCAACGGTCGGGGGTCCGTTGCCAGTAGCCGCCGCGGGGGCGGCCACGCGCTTCCAGTTTAGAAGTGATCCCGAGGGCATGGTCGATGACTTCCTCTTCTGGTTGAACGACTCGCTAGACGACGAGGTGCTAGAGATTACCCGTGGCCCTCGTGGTCGCGTGACCCGCAATGCAAGATGGCAGTCTACCTATGTGCGTTCATCATATAGCCGAGGCGTCGAGCACGCCGACCGGTCACTGCGTAGGGTTGGGGTCAGGTTACCGAAGGAAAGCATCGCGAGCATCTTCGCCGCTCCGGTCGCGACCGAATCACTGGCCCGACTCTATGCCCGTTCGTTTAATGACCTAGAGGGAATAACGAGGGCGACGTCACAGCGCGTCGGTCGAGTGTTGACTACTGGCCTCGCGACGGGACAGGGACCGAGACAGATAGCACTCGAAATGAGAAAGCAAGTATCCACGGTTGGCGTGACCCGCTCGCTGACGATGGCGCGGACGGAAATCATAAACGCGCACGCCGAGGCGACACTCAACAGATACGAGGAGGCAGGAGTTCAAGGCGTCAGCGCATTGGCTGAGTTCCTGACCGCGCAAGATGACCGAGTCTGTCCACAGTGCGAAGCACTAGAGGCGACCGTCTTCAAGTTAGAGGAGGCGAGAGGCGTGATACCGGTTCATCCCAACTGTCGATGCGTCTGGCTACCGATGCTATGACGACACCCAAGAACGGCCACGCGAACGACGTCGTGCTCCGGCACATCAGCAGTCGATTGAACGCCGGACAGTTCACCGGCCAGATCGTTCTGCACGTCAACACCGGCGTCATCCGCAAGACCGAGACCCGCGACTTTGTGACCACTGAAAGTCTGCTGTCAAAAGGTGTTGACACAGGAAAAGGATCAGGGTAATATATACGTGTAACAGAAAACGAACCTGTAACGGAGCAGAAGAAAGATGACTTACGAAAACGTCAAAGACTTCCAGAGCTACCTAGTTGACCTCCACGTCGGCTTCTACGACAATGACCGCTCGGATGGTTCACTCACCGGCCAAGTCTGGGTATTCCCAGATTCAAGTGGTACGGGGTACAGTGGTAACCTCGATGCCGAGGAGTGGTTCCAAGAAAACCACCCCGAAGCCGCCGCCACTGTTCAGCTTGATTGCGAACAGGGAGGATTCCACGCCTACGGTGACGTCGACGCCCTTCTGAAGGTCGCCGAAATCATCACCGACGCGGGTCGGCTGTGCTCCTGCGCCCAATACCAAGGGGCCAAGTGGTGCCTAGTGTAACCACTCAAAAAAAAAGAGAGGGGGCCGAAAGGCCCCCCTTTTTTTTGCATTATGATAAAGTCGTCGAGAGGTGTTGACGCCGGACAAGGATCAGAGTAATGTGAGGGCGTAACAGAAACCCGTAATGGAGGGCAATCATGTTTGTGTTCGCTCGGACCGTCGCAAGGATAGCGCACCGCGGACAAACCGATAAGGCAGGTGAGGATTACTTCACTGGTCATCTTCGGCGCGTCATACTTGGCACGTTGAAGAACATCAACACGCCGCGAGCCGGAGCGGTGGCGGCCCTGCACGATGTGCTAGAGGACACCGCGTTCAAGGTCCAAGACCTTTGGGATCTCGGCGTGGACAGGCAAGTCGTCAAGGACGTCCTGATGCTGACCCGACACGCCGACAGGATTGCCGAGACCTACAGCGACTACATCGACCGCATAGCGAACAGCGGCTCGGAGATAGTGATCGCGGTGAAGATGGCTGACCTACACGATCACCTTCGGGACACGACCGCCATATCAGATAGCTTGGTCGTGCGCTACGAGCGTGCACTCGCCAAGATCACCGAGGCGTGGGACAAGCTCTAGCCCGTGACTTGACTGAGTCGCCCATGATGTAGATCATGGGTGCATGCCTGTCACCGATTTCCCCCAAAAGGGAGACGACAAGAAAGTCAGTCTCCGCAATAGCAGGTGGGATCTATTCCCTCTGTCTTACGCGGAAGACCTTAAATCGAATTGGCCCGACATCTGGCGGAAGGGTGGCAACATAAAAGGCAACGATCAGTTTCGTAAGTTGTCGCCCATCGCTCGACGCGGTGGCAGTGTAGAGACGCGGGGCGATGAGAACGCCGTGCGTCTGCGCGAGGCGTGGGTCGCTCGTCACTATCGAGATTTCCAACTGGCCGGAGTGGTCGCACAGATCAAATGGTTGGCGGTCGGCTCGCGTGGGATAAGCCACATGAAGCAGACCATCAACGAGGCCAAGAAAAAAGCCCGAGCCAATCGGTGCTCCGTGTGTGGTGGAATAAAGCGGTCAACAGGTGTTGACACCTAGAGCGGTATCCTGTAATATATACGTGTAACAGAAACCACAGCAACGGAGCCGGAAGATGCCGAAAGTAACCGAGACCAAGACCGAGATCCAAAACTGCGTAGAGTGTGGGGCGCTGACCGTTCAATACGCGGTCGATACGGGCCACACTTTTGAGGTGGCTTCGCTACCAAGGAAGCGCGGCCAGACCTGCGAGGGATGGAGAGGCTACACTTGCCGCAAGACGTCGACCGTACTCGTCACCGCTACTAAGATAGAGCGTGACCCGTGGAGTGCCGCAGAGCTTGACGCCCCCGAAGAGGATATCTGGGGATGACAGGCGAATAAAAAGAGAGGGGCCGAAAGGCCCCTCTTTTTTTTGCATCTAGATAGTTGTCCAAAGGTGTTGACACCTAGGGCGGTATCCTGTAATATATAGGTGTAACAGAAAACCACTCGAAACAGAGAGAGACAGATGACAAACTCCACCCCAACCAACAGCGCGGTGAGCCGCCACTGCATAGAGTGCGCGATACGCGTCACGGAAGATGCAAAGAAAGCCAGAGACATCGCCGTACCGGCCACTGCCGAGATCAAGCGCGGCGAGCGTTGCGAAGGATGGAAGGGCCACGTCTGCCGGAATGATGCACGCGTCGCCATCGCTCACGGTCGCTTTTGGGACCCACAGTTCAAGGGAGCAGCCTGATGAGAACCTGCCCAGCCCACTTCGTACTTTTCAAGCACGACAAGCCCAATGCTTTCGGCCAG